AAGCAATACAAGAATATGAGAAACGCAAGAAAAGCCCTCCTCCATGCGAAGAACTTCCTTCTCATCACGGAGAATGACAAAGCAATCCGACTCCATGCAGGCGATGACCCAGCAACTTTACTCCTCACTTTAGCCGTCCACAACGATGAATTCCGATACACCCTCGAAGCCGTCTTGGAACAAGCAAATGAAACTCTCAGCGATAAGGGAGAATCCCCGGAATCCGAGGACGATTAAAGAGGAGAGGTTCGACAAGCTCGTTCAATCCATTCGAGAGTTCCCCGAGATGCTCCAGGCACGACCCATCGTTGTCAACCCCGACATGGTTATAATAGGAGGGAACATGAGATTCAAAGCTTGCAAAGCAGCGGGACTCACCGAGGCTCCCGTCTATGTCGCTACATGGGGCGAAGTCAAAGACCGAGAGTTTATCATCAAGGACAACACCAACGCAGGCGATCACGATATGGACATCCTCGCGAATGAATGGGACGCAACCGAACTCAATGAATGGGGTCTTAACGTATGGGATCCACAAGAGGAACCCGAAGAGAAAGAAGAGAAAGTCAAATGTGAATTATGCGGTAAATGATGGAAGCACTTAAGACCAACACATCCAACACTAAAAAAGAAGCGATGCTCGAAGCTCTCGAGAAGTCGCTCGGTATCGTATCGACAGCCGCGAAGATGGTTGGAATTGATCGCTCCACCCATTACGCATGGCTCAAGGCAGACGAGGAATATAAGAGCGCGGTTCAATCCATTCAAGACAGCGTCCTCGACTTCGCAGAATCCCACCTCTATAAACTCGTGAAGGAAGGTAACCCAGCTGCGACGATATTCTTTCTGAAGACCAAAGGCAAGAAGCGCGGATATATCGAACGGCAAGAGATAGAGGTCACCGAGAAGAAGCCGCTCTCCTGGCTCGATGAGTAAACTCGCGGCAACATATTACCACGTCAAAGAATCAAAGGCAAAGATTCAAGTTCATCAAGGCGGAAGTCGTAGCGGAAAGACTTTCAGTATCCTCACGGCACTCATTGAGCTTTGCCACAAGAACTCGGGACTAGTTATTACCATATGCCGAAAGACATTCCCCGCACTTCGCGCCACCGCGATGAGGGACTTCTTCGAGATACTCAACAAGGAAGAGATATACAACCCCGACCTCCACAATAAGAGCGATGCAACCTATCAACTCTGGGGGAACATGGTTGAGTTCATCAGCATCGACCAACCGCAAAAGGTAAGAGGACGCAAGCGAGACGTTCTATTCATCAACGAAGCCAACGAAATCAACCTCGAAGACTGGCGGCAACTCCTCCTCCGAACCACGGGGAGGGTCTTAATCGATTACAACCCATCAGACGAATTTCACTGGATATATGAAGAAGTCATCCCACGAGAAGACGCAGAGTTCTTCCGCACCACGTACAAAGACAACCCGTTCCTCCCTCAAAGTGTGGTCATGGAAATTGAGCGGTTTAAAACAGCAGACGAGAACTTTTGGAAAGTATACGGTCTCGGAGAACGAGGAACATCACAATCCACCATCTTCACCCACTGGACAGAAATAAACCAAATCCCCAATGAATACAAACTCCTCACAACGGGCATCGACTTCGGATATACAAACGACCCAACCGCCATCGTCCGAGTCTATACAGACGGACACGGATTTGCAGTCGACGAGCTCTGCTACGCGACAAGACTTACTAATTCGGATATATCAAAAGTGCTCCGAGATAACGAAGTCCATCGATCGGATGTTGTCATATGTGACTCCGCTGAGCCAAAGAGCATCGACGAGATACATGCTCACGGATTCAATGCTCACGGAGCAAGAAAGGGAAAGGATTCGGTTAAAAATGGAATCCAATTCCTCCATTCGCGACCGCTTCTTATCACGGCTCGGAGTGTGAACCTCATCCGCGAGCTACGCAATTACAAATGGAAGGAAGACAAGAACGGCAAGCAACTAAACGAACCCGTCGACAACTTCAACCACGCAATCGACGCGATGAGGTACGCAATCACATTCAACCAAACGAACCCGAACTTCGGCTCTTACGCTATCGGATAAGGAAACCAAAGAAAACAAGTTATTAGAATGATGGAACTCAAACTCCCGCACCGATGGTCTGACCTCTCACTCGGAGAACTCCAAGTCATGATGACCGCAGACAACCCACTCGAGAAGATATCCATCTGCTCCGGGTACTCGGTGGAGAAACTGCGTGCGATGCCTCAGAAGCTTATACAAGCCGCCACAGCGCATTTGGACAATCTTCTGACCCAAGAGACCGCACGACACGAGAAAGTCGTTGAAATCGACGGAAAACGCTTCGGCTTCATTCCGAATTGGGATGAGTTTACAGCGGGCGAGTGGATCGACATGGAGAACCATCTCGAAGACTTTTGGAAGAATGCCCACAAGATTACCGCTCTTCTCTATCGGGAAGTAACCTACGAACTCGGGGATAAATACGAGGTCAAGAAGTACACCGCCAAAGAGGATGCAAGCATATTCGAAGAGATGGGAGCGGACTTGGTATCGGGGATGCTGCTTTTTTTTTGGACTTCCAGAAATCAACTGCTTCACGATATGCAGTTCTCTTTACTGGAGGTAGCGGACAAAGCGATCCAGTCAGCGAAAAATGGGGGTGGTACCATCTCCTCTACTCTCTCTCCGGAGAAGACATCCTCAAGATGGACTCGATTACGGAACTCCCTGTCCAAGTCGTATTCCAACATCTCAGCTATTTAAAAGACCGAGCACATGATCACGTTCAATAACATCGTCGAAAGGTTCGAAGACTTCGCGACAAGTCACTTCTTTATCAAGTCATTCTCTTTCGGTTCTCCGGATGATGTGGATCTCGCCAAGTTTACCGAGTTCCCGCTCATGCATTTGGTGTACACCGGGGCAACGTATGACAGCGGAACGAAGACGTACAATATCGAGGTATATATCTTGGACGTACCCGCAGATAAGACGGATAAAGTAGAACGACAACGGGAGGTCGTATCCGATGCAGAGCAATGCGCAGAAGACATCATCGCGGATATTCGCATGGGTGGCAATATCTTCACGTTCGCCCAAGACTATGAGGTCGTAAACGCTACAACAACACCACTCGAAGAAGAGACAAAGAACGTCCTCTCGGGAGTGCTCTTGGATTTGTCGGTTGCCATCCCTTACGAGTGGGACGCTTGCAACGCTCCCATCGATGGAGTATCACCCGAAGGAGGGGACGAACCTTCATACGCTCGACGAGGCTTCCTTCGGATGCTTACCCTTGACGGCTCAACGGATGTCCTCAGCGTTCGCACAATCAAAGTCACGAACGGAACGCTCACCGATGATGGGGAGGGCGTTGTCACGTTAGACACAGGAGGCGTTGAGACGCTCGAAGACTTGACCGATACGAATATCATAAGCCCTTCACAGGGAAGCGTTATATCGTACAACTCAGGGGTTCAGAAGTGGATGGTCAACAACGGGCTTCAAGAGTTGCTTCAGAAATTTAAAGCAAGCGGAACGGGAGCGCAGATGTATGACAGCCTCAACGATACGACGAAGGGTTATATCGACATTATCGCAACGAGTGCAACGATGAAGGTCAACCATTCGGGGATGACCATAAGCGAAGCGAGTCCAGGGCTTATGTCGTTCTCGGTTGCAGCGGGTACCGAAGGGAACGAAGTCGAGTTTGAGGCGATGACCATCGAAGGGAGTGACGTATTTGCCACGGCTGCCAATATAACCTTCAAGCCCGGTGCCTTGACGTATTGGGAAAACGCAACGGGCAAGATTTGGCTTCGTGCTCCGAACGCGGGAAATCTCACCGTTTTGCTTCCAAGCTCATCGGGTACGATTGCACTCACAACTGACATCCCGAATGTACCTGTCGACTCGGTAAACGGTCAAACGGGGGTTGTAATTTTGGATACGGGAGACATTGACGAGAACGGCAATTTATACTATACCGAAGCACGGGTTGCAGCGAATGCCGCAGTCGCAGCGAACACGGCAAAGGTTGGAATTACCACCCAACAGGCTTCAGACATCACAGCGAACAACGCGAAGACGGGTATCACGGCACAACAGGCGACGGACATCACGACCAACAATGCAAAGGTTGGAGTCATTGCGGGAGGTACTACGGGACAAGCTCTCGTGAAGGCTACGGGAACGGATTACGATGTTGAGTGGGCAGACATCGCAATCGATACCCAGTATCACAATCGCTTTCAAACGGACGCGGAGACATTCCGAAGCGGTGCCACGGCAACAACAGAACTGTACTATACAGCCAAAGCGGACGGGGACGGACTCGCAGAGAGCGCAAGCAGCGACACCCCAACAGCGGGCAAGATTATCAAGAGGAAGATATACTATTCAGAGGCTGCGTTCGCAAATCCCGACACGGGGACTTGGGTTGAGTTCACACCAGCACCCGCAGACGATGCTTCATTTGCTACGGTGAAGGCGGCACTCTTGGAGTATCTCAAAGCGAGGACGGGCGGCACTGTTCCAATCAGCCTCAAACAAACATGGGAGGAGGTGAGCGCAACCGCGTATCTTCTCGACGAGACTTTTGGTTCAGGTGCGGAGGCAGCTTATTCGACGCGTCAACTTCGATTTGCTCAAAACGACTGCATGGTCATCCGCAGGGCATCGGATAGCACGACCACCACAATCGGCTTTGACGGTTCAGGCAACATCGACGAGGCGGCTATCACGACGTTCTGCACGGGCACGACTTGCACGGTCTACCAATGGCTTGACCAATCAGGAAACGGGAATACAGCGACCGCACCGAGCACGGGAGAAGAACCGACGATTTACACGGGTGGGGCGTTGGTGAAGGAGAACGGGAGATTGGCGTTGGACTTTGACGGGGCAAATGATATTCTTGACGCATCATTAACAATTGCGAATGATTTCACCGCAATTGTCACAGGCTTGAGCACGGACACGACAAGCAATCAAAAATTTATCGCTGACCAAACAAATTCGAAAGGTCAATTATTTGTAAACGCAGGCAATTACAATTGGTTCGATGGAAGCACCGTGACGGCATTGGAGAGCGCAGATGTTTTAAGACACTTGTTTTTTGTGTCAGCGGATGCGGGCGGTTCATTCGTCTCAATTGACGGAGCAGACCAAAGCATAACGGCAATAGCAAATACAGGTTATGGAGAACTAAAAATTGGAGGAAGAACAACATCGAGCCAATATTTGAACGGAAATATGCAAGAGGTTATTCTTTACGCCTCCGACAAATCCAGCGTCCGCACCGACATCGAATCCAACATCGGCGACTACTTCACCCAAAACACGCCACTGCTCGACACGTACACGGGAGCAGCAGCCGCGTATTCACTGCGTAAACTTCGCACGGCTTACACAGGCTCAGCGGTAGAGGTTTACAACGGGAGCAGCT